TTTTGGCGGATCATCAAGTTTGGTATCTCAAATTGATTCACGAAAAGATTGTTTGCAAATTAGTCAATTATATTTTAGTACAACCAAAGTTTTGTATGGTCAAACCGGTGCGATAAAACCAAATGAGTTGATTCAGGAACAAAACTATTTTGATTTCATTTCGGCAAAAGCATTGTGGGACAATTTTCATCAAATAAACGAAATTCAACAAAATGATTTCATAATCATCGAAAATGCACGAATTCGATTAAGTCATTCAGAATTCGTAACTTTGCTAAACAATAATTATGCGGAAATCAATGGTGTTTTGGTTGAAATTTTGAAAATTGAGTGGATTGACGAACAAAGTTTTGCACAAATCACATACAAACAACGTGAAAACTACGCATCAAACAAGGTTTTAACAATAAACGTGAACGAATAATGGATGATTTAAAAAAATTAGCAAAAGAAATGTCCAAAAACATGGATAAATTGCGTGAAATAAATCAAAAGGCATTGGAATCAATCATGGAACAAGAACCTGAAAAGGTTACGCAAATCATTAAAGATAATAATGACTTGAAACAAGCATTTGAAAAAAAAGATTTGAATAAAATAATCAACATACAACAAAAATATGCCGATTACGATAACAAATAGTAGTTTTCGAGATATTTGGGGAAATGTCACAACATATCTACGCGGAAATGTTGGTGATTTTATCCAATCCGAATTGTCGATTACGGAAGAAATAAGCGTAAACACCGCAGATTCAAGTACAACACTACAAAACAACGGATTAACGAACATTATCACATGGGTTGGTGGTGATTTTGAATTGGAGGGTTTCAGGAGTGGACAAACAATTGAAATTTTAAGATATACTATATTAACCGGTGCAACATTAGATTCAACCACAACAACGATTGATTGGGTTTCGGGTTCGGAAATAAAAGTTGCGTCAACTTTGGGAACATGGTACACATTGCCGGATGAAGCGGTTCGAATAATTGCCCAAGACCAACGTGATGGTTTGGAATTAAACGTGAACATGGTCGGAAATGGATCACAAGGAAACGAATATAGCTTAATTGATGGTGAGGTGACAACATTTAATTTTGATTTAACCGGTGCGTCACCTTTTATTGGAACACAAGTTGGTAATAAATCCGGAATGTTTGCGGTCACATCAAACATCACATTGATATCATCAACGGCATTGCAAAGAAATTACACGTTGGAAGTTAATTTTGAAATGAGTGGATTATATAATTCATCAAATTTTGATTTTAATAATTGTTTAAAATTATATACGAAACAAAGTTGGCAAACAAATATTGGTGAACCTTTTGATAACACAATTCAAATCTTTAATGATGACGCCGACACCGGATGGTTTAATCAACCATTTAACACCGGAGTAATTGACGCAACAATTGTTCAATCAATTTCTGAAATTAGCTATTGCGAACCAACAACAATTCAATTCATTGTTGATTCGGCATCAAGTGATTTTGGTCTTGGTGGTGCATATGTTTCCGGTCAGGATTCATATTATAAGGTTCAACCAAACACCGCGACAAATTACGCAATGATGATTCCGACAACCGATATGTTTGTTGGTCAAAGTTTGGTATCACAAGCAAATGATGAAACGGCGAAATGGTTTTTGGAATATCAATCAATTGTCACAAGCGGAACACAACACACAATCACCGCATTAATCACACCATCACCGGCATTTGCTAATTTTATGGCAAATCGTTCACAAGGTGACCGAACATTCTATTTTTGGTGTCGATACGGCAATGTGAATTTGTTGGTTTTTAATGGACAATTAACGTGTTCGCCAAAGGAAACGCAACCATTAGAAATGATTGTTTCGGATTATTTTGACCATTCAGAAAACACAACTTTTTCAAGTGATTTGGTAAGGGGTTACACCGGAAATGTTGAGGATGATTTTGCATTTCTTGGAAAGTTTAAATTTCCTGAAAATGTTGAAATGGGTTTTTTAAATGCAAGAATTGAAGCGTACAACATAACAAGCGAAGAAAAATTCACATTACAACAAGTAAATTTCAATTTGAATGGAATTCCTATTGTAAACAACCAAATGGTTTTGGCATTAGAATCACCGGTTTTGACTGAATTACCAACAACATCAAAAAAACGTGTTGCATCTTTTACAAACGATTATTCGGTATCAGTACCGGCAAAATCTTATGCGGTCAAATTGTATTTTCCTTACATTTATAGATGGGAAACGTGGATTGCACAAATCAATGCAAATGTCGATTTCTTTCCTGATAAACAAGTTCGGAATTATGTGCCATTCGGAAATCAAGATGATTGGAAATTAAGGTTAACAATTGAAAATGTTCGAACGGAAACAAATGCCTATGGAATTGATGAATTGGTCAATTATCAATATACCGATTTCATAAATATTGATGATTACAATCATGATCCGAATATACTGCAAGAAATCGAATTGTTTATTGATAGCACATCGCAAAATGTTCAGGTTGTTACGGAGGGTTTAATGATGCGAGTTGTGGCAACACACACGTTCGTTGATGGTTCGGCATGGATTACCGATTCGGTTTGGGGTATGATTACCATTGAACCACAAAATTCAAATCCGCGTTGGATATCATCAACGGCAATTGATTACGACAACAATCTTTCAAATCCTTTATTTCCTTTAAGTGGTTTAAGATGTGATTTAACATTTCCAACACCGGATGTGGCAAGATTGGAATGCTTTTTTGATCCGGACAAAATAGATTTATCAAATGGTGTAAAATTTACATCAAAAATAAAAGGTTGCAACGATGGTGACGTTGTGAAATTAATGACCGATGGTCAACAAAAATTGACCACATCAGGACAAACAAAAATAAAAACATAAATAAATGGGACAACAAATTAATCAGTATACAATAGACCGAACAACATTTGGTGATGATGATTATTATGACATCGATTATTGGGATGGTGCAACATATCAAACCGCAAAAATTAAGGGTTCGGTATTAAAAGCCGGTATAAGTGGGATCGGAATGTATTCACAAACAAGTGCATCGACACCGATAACAAACACAACAACGGAAACATCATTGTTCGATGGTGCAACATCGGTTGGAACATTGCAAGTGTTACCGGCTCAATTCAATATTGGTGATTCATTTCATTGTAAAATTGGTGGATTTGTAAGTTGTTTAAATAATTCGGATGTGACAATTAGGGTGATGTCAAACATCGGAACGGCACAAGAATCGATTCTTGCCGACACCGGCATAATTCAATTGCCGACAATGTCAAATCGGGTTTTTGAAATTGAATTGGATTTTACAATTCGCACACTTGGAAATCCAACACAAGCGTCAATTATCACAATGGGTGAAATTAATTACGTTCAAAATTCGGGAACATCATTTGAGGGTTCAAACTTTTGTTTGTTAAATAACACAACATTCAACACAGTAATTGGAAACACATTAGATGTCACTTGGGAATGGGCAACGGCAAGTGCGTCAAATTCAATCACAACGGATGTTGTTAATTTAAGAAAAACATATTAAAAGATTATGTGCGATTGTCTACAACTTACAATTAGAGCAACAACCGGACCAACAACTTATGTTGAACCGATTGCCGGAACATACAATGGAAGTTCATATTGGTATTTTACACACGATGGTCAGGATATTTACATTTGGGACATTGGAGGAGGTGGCACATCTTGGTTTTATTCCGATGCATTAGGTGGCGGAACAACATATGGAAGATTTACACCATCACCGGCGGTCAGTTGTCCGGAAGCATCATTGAATCCCAATCCGGTTTTGGGTTGGACAGACCTTTTAACTTTTCCAAATTTAAAGATATTTACAACATTAGGTGTTCCATGTCCGGAAGATAATTGTGGAAATCAAGACCGAACATATAAAAGATTTGAATCAATAAGATTGCCGGAAGTGTTTCAGGAACAAGATAGGGGATTGAAAGATTGTTGTTGTAAATACAATGTTTTAGGTGATGCAAGTGGTGATTCATTTAAAAACGATGTGACAAGTGCATGGATAAAATTGAGTGATCCGAGTGATACCGGAACATTTATTTTGAAAAAGAATGGTGTTGCAACAACATACACACCGACATCAAATCAATTCATTAATGAACCTAATGCAAGATATACAACTATTGATTGGGGTGCGGTATTGACATCGGATGGTGTTGGTTGTTACACAATAGAAATTGAATATAATATTTCCGGCGTGATTGGAACGATTGTTTGGGGGACATATATATTAGAACCATATACAATTCAAAATGCATTGCACACCGCGAGGGTAAAAGCAATATTTAACGGATATCAAGAAATTGAACAAATCAATTTTTCAGGTTCTGAAATTAAATCAACATTTAGGTTTTCCGGTTACATTGGCAATCGACAACCGAATACCGAAATCGATAATATTATTTATCAAAACCGCGAAATGAAACGTGTCATTCGCGAGAATTTAAATTCATATGAAATATTTACAGATCCGGTTGATGAATGCATTACAAGACCATTGATTGATTTATTTCTTTTAAGTGAAAACAAACTATTCATTTCGGATTATAATGCACACAATCATTCGTATCGTTATCAGGATGTCGCGGTGATTGTTGATGAAAGTCCATCGGTTGAATATTACGATTTTTCAAGAAAGGCAAAATTGACTTGTAAAGTTTCCGATAAATTTAAAAATAAACGTACATACTACAAATAAAGGACAATGAAAGGAATGGAGAATTTTGGCGATATTTTCGCGATGGGGATTGGAATGTTGGGTGCGTTCCTGAAAGGTCTAAAAAAGCATTTAAAACCGCCGACAATAATTTTGGCGTGTGTCATTGCCGGTATTTTGACGTATTCGGTGACCGGTGTCATTGAAGTGTTTTATCATGAGGCAACACCAAAGATTGTCATTTTGATATCATTTGTTGTTGGTTGGATTTCGAACGAATTGATTTCAACTTTGGATAGTGCGATTGGTGATTTGTACGAAATAGGAATTCAATATTTGAAAAATAAATTTAATAAAGGGGGTAAAAAATGAAATATGTTTTGTCGATATTTTTATTGATTAGTACAATGTCATTTGCGGAAAAATGTGACACAACAATCGAATGTTCCGGTAATGTCAAAACAACAACAATTGTATATGAAAATGATACATTGTTTCACATGGATCAAAAAGATTCATTGGTTCATGAAGTCATTATTGAAAAAATTATTGAAGTGTCAAACGATGTTTACAAATCCGTAAAACAAAAAGATTATGGTCGTGTGATTTGTGGTTTGTTGATTCTTTGTTTTGTTGGGTATTCATTTTATAAAAGAAAAAAATGTCAGGAAAAAAAGAATTAAATCTTTCGGAAATCAATTTCGTTGGAATGGATGATAACGAATATTTGAGAATTGAAACCGAAAAGAATCAAATATATTTACATCACACCGCCGGACGTTCATCGGGTGTTCGTTGCATTAGACATTGGAACGATGACAAACGTGGTCGCGTGGCAACGTGTGTTGTAATTTCGGGAAAGGATGCAAAGATGTCCAAAGATGGTGAAATTTGTCAGGCATTTAGTTCTAAATATTGGGCGTATCATTTAGGGGTGCGAAGTGAAATATTTAAATCACAAGATGTTCCATATAAACTTTTGGATAAAAATTCAATCGGTATTGAAATATGCAATTGGGGATATTTAACGGAACGTGATGGTAAATATTACAATTATGTCAATGGTCTTGTTCCTGAAAATGAGGTTACAATTTTAGAAACACCATATAAAAACAAAAGATATTGGCATCGATATACTGATGCACAAATTGAATCGGTTCGTCAATTGCTTGTGTTTTGGCACAAGCGTTATGGCATATCAATCACATACAATGATTGCGATATGTGGCAAGTTTCAAAACGTGCATTGCGTGGTGAAAATGGTTTGTTTTCACACAATTCGGTGCGTCCTGATAAACTTGATATTTATCCATGTCCACGAATGATTGAAATGCTCAAAGAATTATGAAAATAGAACAACACGAAAAGAATGTCCATGTTTTAAAATTGAAGGGTAATAAATGCCAAATCGCAATGTTGTCCGATTTACATTGGGACAATCCAAAATGCGATTGGAAATTGTTAAAAAAACATTTGGATTATTGTTTGGATCATTCAATTCCAATTCATATCAACGGCGATTTATTTTGTGTGATGCAAGGCAAATATGACCGGAGGGGTTCAAAGTCCGGTATTAGACCAATGCACAATGTCGATAATTATTTGGATTCATTAATTGATACAAGCATCGAATGGTTCAAACCATACGCACATTTGATTGCGTTGGTTTCTTTTGGCAATCACGAAACCGCAATCACGAAAGTACATGAAACGGATTTATTGGAAAGATTCGCATCGAAAATGAATTTAAGTGAGGGAACAAATATTCAGGTTGGCGGATATGGTGGTTGGTTAGTTGTTGAATTGGAACAACATGGTGCGGTTCAACCTTTTCGAATTAAATATCATCATGGTTTATCAAAGGGCGGGAGTCCCGTAACCAAGGGAAGTATTGATTTAAGCCGTTCAATGGCA